GAAAAATATGGTAGAAATATTATACAACAAGATAGGCAATGAGCATTTTAGATTTTCTAGTGATGTAAATTCTGTAAAAAAAATTCACGAATCACCATGTATATTCGAAATTCAACTAGATAATGGTGTTAAATATAATTGCAATAGAGTAATAGTAGCCATTACTATTTCTGGAATAAAAAAAATATTACCAGAAGCTAATAATAAAAATAGTTTATATCAGCAAATTCATGGACAACCATTTCTACGTTTGTATGGTAAGTTCGACAAAAAATCAACAGAAATTATGAAAAAATATGTTCTAAACTATACTATTGTCCCAGGACCGTTACAAAAAATTATTCCTATTGATGCCAATAAAGGGGTTTATATGATTGCTTATAGTGATAATAATAATGCATTAGTACTAAAAGAATATTTAGAAAATACCTCTAAAAATCGGAAGATATATTGTAATCTTATAGAAAAATCTCTAGGAATTCCTAGTGGTTCTTTACATTTAATTGCGGTTAAAGACTATTATTGGCCTATTGGTACTCACTACTATGAACCATTAAAATCTACAAATATAGAAATAGTTAAAAATCGGAATGAATTTGTTTATGCTGTACAACATCCGCAAAAAGGTATTCTAGTAGTAGGTGAAGTCGTAAGTAGATATCAAGGCTGGACTGAAGGAGCATTAGAAAGCGTTAAAAAAGTTCTTACAAAAGAATGGATTACACATAATTGTTAATAAAATAAATAGTATCCATGATAACCAATTGATGCAAAGCCCAACATTAACAACAATTCAAAATATAATCTGCTTGTTTTTTCACCATAATAACCAATATATATAAGCAAAGGACCTATTATAAAAATATGTAACAAATTTATCCAATACTGTTTACCTTGTCGCAAATAATTATATGTTTTATATGAATGATACAATACAATAAAAATACCTAATACTAAAAGTGTTGTAAACATTTGTTTATGAACTTTATCTCGTTGAGTTCCAACATAAAGAAATAGACCACCTACAAATATAATATGAAATAAATGAAGTAATGTAATATTCATGTATAGTATGTAAATAATATATTAATTTATATACATATTATTATTTTTATTTTATACTAAACTTTTTATTTTTTTCTACTTTTATTTTATAAATGTCAGTGAATAATAAATTTAGTTATCATAATACTGAAATTAAAAAACAACTGGGTGGTAAAAGTATCCGAACAGTAACAATAAAAAATGGTAATGGATATAAAAGTGTAACTAAATATCATAACGGTAAAAAAGTTTACACTATTAAGAAGCCAATACATAAATCTCATATAAACCTAATCAGTTTAGGTACTTTTATACCTAAATTATTTGCAGATTGTAAATGTAATAATAATAAAACTAGGAGAAATAAATAATTATTTGTATTATGAATAAAATATTACAAATATATATATTTTATAAAATAATAATACTTTTTATATTATTTTATGTTTGTTAAATACATTGTTATAATTTATATTTTTTTAAATTTATACTGCAGACGATAAAGAGTGTGTATATGGATTATTTCTAAATGCATTTAATAAATCTGGCTGAATACGTTCGCAACCAGCACTTTCATTATAATGCTGAGATGAATTTAATGCGCCATATGTATTTACTGAAGGTGGCAAGGATGATAATCTTGAGTTTGGTGGATTTACACGTCCATCATTTGTATTTATATCTGATTTATTTATTGAAACATTCATTTGTTGATTAAACATTTGTGTACCACCTATATTAGGTCTATTTGCGATCGTGGAAGATTTAATATCATTATTGTGTTGTCTATAATTTGCATCATAAACCATATTGCCTTGTTGTGTATTTGCACCTCCTGCATTTCCCAAATAACTAATATTTGTAGTATCTCTCTGGGTTAATTCTGTAGGAGTATAATTATTAACATAAATACCTTCTTTTTGATTATTGATATTAAAATTAGGTGAATATAATGTGGTTTCTTTAATGGTCGTTGAAGTAGTGTCATTCATATTAATAACATAACTATTCGGAACCGCAGTTCCAACTTCTCCTAATACACGCAAATTACACACAGTTTCTTCTTTTCTTGAAGGTCTTAATATATCCATTAAAGGAGCAATTACTGCTCCAATAGCGCCGCTGTATCCACTTCTTAAAGTATCTGGTTGCTTTACAGTTGTTCTGTGATTTTCATAATTTGTATGACTACGTAAAAATGTATCACCGTCACTACTTGGTCCTTTGCCTACTGCAGTTGAGTGATTAACATTATTTCCGGGTAAATTATTTCGTTTACTTTTTTCAAAATTTTTTGGAGCAGTTATACCCTTATGAATTACAGAACCAGCTGGACCAACATAATCATTAACTACATCGTTACGTTTTATTACTCCCATTTCTTGAATAGGACGTTGAGTTTCTGCTTTTTCTGAGCCAGTTGTAGTAAACCATCTATCTTGAGTATTAATATAAAATGTATCTGGGCGCTGTTTTTCAACACGACCTTGTATACCAAGATTTTTTATTTGTGCACCAGCTGGTCCTTCATGATTAATTAATTCATATTCTAATTTAGGATTTGTTTCAACTCTTAATTGATCTACTGTATAGGGTAACCATTTATCTCGTGCTTCAACACCAGAATTATATCCACCAGAACCGATTGTAGAATATCCTTGATTTAATCCCGGACCAACATTAACTGTATCAAATGGTTTCACGTTATTTGCTTTCATTCCGGGATTTTGACGCGACAAAAAGAATTCAGTATTATTAGGTGTTCCATATGTCCAGTTCATATTTGCTTCTGGTTTAAATAAAGGTGCTTGTTCTATTTTTTTAATTACTTGAGCACCCGATCCGACCATATTATCTAATACAGACTCTTCAATATTTGAATTATAATTATAACCTTTTATTTTCCCACCTACAAATGGAACCATGTTATTATGTTTAAATTGTTGAGAATCTAAATAGTTTCCAGTTAATGAATATATTTGTTGCGGATTTTGTCCAACTTTTACACCATTTTCAACTTTTTGTTCATATAAATTCTGATTAAAATACTTATCCGTTGCAACATTTGGATTTGGATATTCTTGAACAGTATCAACGAGTTGACTCATATTTTCAACTGGATAATTTTGTGGAGGTATATTTGTGTTTGGTAGTTCATTTATTCTTTTTCCCATGCTCATAAAATTTTCTTTATTTGTATTGTTATTGCATTTTTTTGAAGGTTGATTTGATACAATATACATACCACCTAATGCTATTAAAGGTATAGCTAGTTCCATGTTTATATATAAAGTATTATATTTTTAATTTATTAAATAATAACTATATTTAATAAATTAAAAATAATAAATTAAAATTATTTGCTTATAGTTTGACAAGAATCAGTTGTAGTACATAAATTAGGACCTCCTACGTATGATCCGCGTATTAAATTATAACTTGATGGTAAATTATTGTTTATTTCATTTACTACACAATCCCTCTTTGGTGTATAATAATCTTTTTCTAATATTCGTGTGCTTAGATTATTTTGAAAAGGATAACATACATTTTCTTGTGGATTTATAGGTAAAAACTCAAAATTATTTTGTTCTGCATCTCTAACCATCCATGCTGGTGCAATTGCTCTAGATTGTTCAGTATATAACTGATTGCACGATGGATATTTAATTGCTTCACTTTTTGTTATATTTTGTTTTACTAAACAATCTCTACCAAGATTTTGATTCATACCTAATAAATCACTCTCTAAATTAATTGCATTTGTTCTTAAATTTGCGCCCCATTTTTGAATAATAATTTGTGGGTCTTCTATATAACATGGATCTGATCCATTTCCCGGAACGTTCATTATCCATCTGCCGGGGTCTGTTGATTGTTGTAACTCTTTTTTTGTTCTGCACTCATCATATTTGAATCTAGTAAATGCCATATTATTATATTATATAATAATTTATATATTATTTTATACAATTATTTTATTTTGTATTTTATATTTTGTATTTTGTATTTTGTATTTTATCTTTTATATTTTTGTATTTTATATTTTGTATTTTATCTTTTATATTTTTGTATTTTTTATTTTATATTTTATCTTTTATATTTTGTATTTTATCTTTTATATTTTTGTATTTTGTATTTTATATTTTATCTTTTATATTTTTGTATTTTTTCTTTTATATTTTATATTTTTATTTTATATAATTTTGGTTTGTTGTAAATTATATAAAAATTTTATACATTACGATGAAGGTAATACAGAGAGACATAATTTAATCTCACCAAGACTCGCAACATTATATTTAACCACAAGAGGCAAATCATTTTCTAGGTAAACCTCAATTTGAGAACATAAATTTGTGCATTTTATAAAATATCCTAAATTTTTCAGAGAGAATTCTCCTTGAATAATTTTTGACGGATCTTGTTTTGAAATATATTCCATACTTCCGTCAGACTCAGTTCTGTGAATTTCTGCAGAAGCAAATTGTCCAGAACATTTAAAAATAAGCTCATTTCCAACAGATTTAATTTCTAATTTATCTGATATACAAGATAAATCGCGAATTATTTTTTGAAAATCTGATGAAGGCAAGTTTATTATTGAAGAAAATTTTACATCTGGATAATGCAATTCTTCTGGTTCTGGCTCAATTAAACGCAATTTTTGTGTCTTGCATTGCTTAATTTCTCCATTTTCAAATTTTAAAGCTAAATTTGATACAATTCCATCTGCGTAATCTGATTTTTCAATATAAATAGTTAAAGTGTCGTCATTATCTATTGAATTAATCAATTTAAACAAATGAAACATATTTACACCAATAATAATTTTGTCTTTTTTGCATTCGTAAAATTCAAAATTTTTTGCGGCTAAAAATAAATGGACTAATATTGTATGAGATTTATCCATATTTATGATTTTAATACCATCTGGCTCAAATGTTATATTCGTTTCTAAAAGTATATCTTTTAATGCAGTCATTAATGTTCTGAACGGAGAAATTTGGACAGTTTTTATTGTTAATACATTGTTGTCTGTTATTATATTTTTGTCACACATTTACTTAATTTATAATAAAAGTCTTTTAAATCTTTAAATTAATATTTTTATTAATATATTTTTGTAATACATAATATTTAATTACTTAATATTTATTTCTTGGCGGCATACCACTTCCTCCCGGCTGTCCCTCAGTGCGTCCCAAATAATTTATTGAAAGAGGTTCTCCTAAATAAAAATTACCATACTGAACACTTCCGCCTAAATTATTTTTAAGTTTTTGAGATATTACCATATTATTCGATGTATATGATTTTTTTAAAGTTAGGTTAGGATTACATTTTATACATTTAGCTTTAACACATCTAGTGTATACGTTATTGTAAAATGTATATACATTATTTACCATAATAATATTAATCTATATTTTTTGTTTTTATTTTTAAATAAAATTGAAATTATTTAAACAGATAGTATGTAACTATATATATTTGAATTTACGTATGACAACAAACATGACTGACATTAATTTAGCCACTAAATATCAACAAAAAACAGATAAACAGCATATTTTAGATAATCCAGATACCTATATTGGTTCTGTTGAGGAAATTGACTCAAATGTTTGGATATTGAATGAAGAGGGGAATAAAATTATTGAAAAAAATATTAAATATATTCCCGGATTGTTTAAATTATTTGATGAAGGTATAGTTAATTGTCGCGATCACGTAGTTAGAATGGAACAAGCAATTGCAAATAAAGTTGACAGTGCATTGCCAGTAACTAATATTGATATTTCTATTCAAGAGGATGGAACAATCACAATGATGAATGATGGTAATGGTATTGATGTAGCTGAACACCCAGAACATAAAATATGGATTCCAGAAATGATTTTTGGACATCTTAGAACATCTACTAATTATGATAAAACAGAAAAAAAAATAGTAGGTGGAAAAAATGGATTTGGATTTAAACTTGTATTAATCTGGTCAGAATGCGGATCTGTTGAAACTGTCGATCACATGCGTGGTCTAAAATATAAACAAGAATTTAAAAATAATTTAGATGAAATATGCAAACCTACTATAACTAAATGCAAAACAAAACCATATACAAAAATTACGTTTAAACCAGATTATAAACGACTAGGAATTAATGGTTTATCTATCGATGTAATTTCATTACTCAAGAAACGTGTATACGACATAGCTGCCATAACCGATAAAAATTTAAAAGTAAAATATAATTCTACTTTGATTCCAATTAAAAATTTTCAACAATACATAGATATGTATATTGGAGATAAATCAATGTGTCCACGTGTATATGAAGAAAGTAATGAAAGGTGGGAATATGCAGTAGCGCTTTCTTCAAGTCACGAATTTATACAAGTATCATTTGTAAATGGTATTCATACATCTAAGGGTGGAAAGCATGTTGAGTACATTTTAAATCAAATTACACGAAAATTAGTAGAATATATTGAAAAAAAGAAAAAAACAAAAGTAAATCCAAACAGCATTAAAGAACAGCTTATAATATTTATAAGATGTGATATTGAAAATCCAGCATTTGATAGTCAAACTAAAGATTTTATGAATACACCATCTACTAAATTTGGATCTAAGTGTGAAGTTACAGATAAATTTATTGAAAAGGTTGCTAAAATGGGTGTAATGGATGCAGCTTGTGCATTAACAGAAATTAAAGAAAATAAGGCCGCAAAAAAAACAGATGGTACAAAAAGTAAAAGTGTAAGAGGAATCCCAAAGCTAACAGATGCAAATTGGGCTGGAACAGATAAATCATGTAATTGCATAATTATATTTTGTGAGGGCGATTCAGCCAAAGCCGGAATCATTTCTGGTTTAAGTGCAGAAGATCGAAATATAATTGGCGTCTATCCAATGAAAGGTAAAATGTTAAATGTGCGTGGAGAAAATGTAAAAAAAATATCAGAAAATAAAGAAATTACAGAAATTAAAAAAATATTAGGATTAGAAACTGGAAAAGTATATAATACAATTGAAGATGTTCATAAACATTTGCGTTATGGTAAGGTATTATTTATGACAGATCAAGATTTAGATGGAAGTCATATAAAAGGTCTTGGAATAAATTTATTTCAGTCTGAATGGTCCTCGCTTTCTGAAATTCCCGGATTTATTGGATTTATGAATACTCCTATTTTAAAAGCAAAAAAAGGAATTCAAGAAATAGATTTCTATAATGACGGTGAATTTCAAGTGTGGAAAGAAATGAATGATTTGAAGAGCTGGAAAATAAAATATTATAAAGGATTAGGTACAAGTACTGGAAAAGAATTTCGCGAATATTTTGAAAAAAAGAAAATAGTTGGTTTCGAACATACTGGAACTGACAGTAATAATGCAATTGATATGGTGTTTAACAAAAAACGTGCAGAAGATAGAAAAAAATGGCTTGAAAATTATGATCGCGATGCATATTTAGATACAAATCAACAGTGTATTTCATATCAAGAATTTATAAATAAAGAATTAATACATTTTTCAAAATATGATTGTGACAGAAGTATTCCAAATTTGATGGATGGACTAAAAATTAGTTTGAGAAAAATATTATACTCAGCTTTTAAAAAAAATCTAACAACTGAAATAAAAGTAGCACAATTTTCTGGATATGTGTCAGAAAATTCTGGATACCATCATGGGGAAGCCAGTTTGAATAGTGCTATTGTAGGGCTTGCCCAGAATTTTGTAGGCTCAAATAATATTAATTTATTGTTACCAAATGGTCAATTTGGAACTAGAATGCAAGGTGGCAAAGATAGTGCATCAGAAAGATATATATTTACGATGTTAAATAAAATTACAAGATGTATATTTCCATCAGAAGATGATAATATTTTAAATTATTTAAATGACGATGGGTTATTAGTTGAACCAATATTTTATGCACCAATTATTCCAATGATATTAGTTAATGGATCAAAAGGTATTGGAACTGGATTTAGCACAGACATTATGTGCTATAATCCAGAAGTTATTATAAATTATATTACACGTAAATTAAATGAAAAAGATACATCAGATATTGAATTTATACCATATTATGAAGGGTTTAACGGTAGTATTCGTAAACTTACAAACGATAAGTTTTTAATAAAAGGAAAATATGAAAAAATAGGAGATGATAAAATTAGAGTAACCGAATTGCCAGTTGGCTATTGGACAGAAGATTTTAAAGAATTATTAGAAAATCTTATAGAACCCGGCGTAGACAAGGAAGGAAAAAAAATACAGCCTACAATTAAAGATTATGATGATATGAGTAAAGACACAAATGTTGATTTTACTGTAACATTTGTTAAAGGTAAGTTACAAGAATTGGAAGGCTGTAAGGCAGATTATGAATGTAATGGATTAGAAAAAGTATTAAAATTATATACTACAAATAGTACTACAAATATGCATTTATTTAATTCTGAAGATAAATTAAAAAAATACGAAACAATTCAAGAAATAATAGATGATTATTATGATGTGCGATATTTAATGTATCAAACAAGAAAAGATTACATGATTCGCATTTTAGAAAATGAATTAATTTTATTAACGAATAAAGTTAAATATATAAAAGAAAATTTAGATGGAACAATTGATTTAAGAAGAAAAAAGAGAGAAGAAGTTATAGGTATGTTACAAGACAAACAATATGATATAATTGATGGTGACTCTGAATATAAATATTTAACTAAAATGACAATGGATAGTGTTACAGATGAAAATATAGAAAAACTATTTAAAGAAAAAGAGAGAAAAACACAAGAACTTGAAAAAATAAAACAAACCACTATTAATTGTATGTGGTTAACCGAATTAGATAAGTTATCTGTTTTATATAATGAATACAAAGAAGATAGAAGTAGAACTATGAGAGGCGAAGAAAAAATAATGATAAAAGGCAAAAAGAAAATACTCAAAATAAAAAATTAAATATTTAATCCTTAAGATTATTATTTAAAACATCAATAATTTTATTTTCATCATAGTCGTTAGAACATTCAATAAATGTAAATAATTTATATATATTTTCTTTTTTTAACATTTGTTCAAATGTTATAAAATAGCAAAATTCTTTATTTTTAATATAAAAATTATAAAATTCAGTATTCAATGCATATAAATCGCGTAAAGCATTTTTATTTTTTCTCATAAAATTACTTTGAGATTGTGCTAATACATTTTCTCTCACTTGAATAATAACTTTTGTCTGTGGAAAGAGTTCTCTAAATGCATGTAAATATTTAATGTTTCCACAATCATAACGTATTTCTTTAAACCCCCATACATTAGTTTCGTTTGTTTTTTTAAACATATTTACTATTAAACTTTTTATCATATCGATCATTTTATTAAAATTATATGAATTATACCAAGATGGTTTTACGTTTTTTGAAACAATGTCTTCATATTTTGCTGGGTTAAAATGTCCTGGAACTTGAATTTGTGTTGTATATTTTAATCTGAGGTAAAACTCTAATAAACTGTTAATAGCACCATTATTTTCTCCACAAATATTACAATTCGGCAAAGTATTTATAAGTCTTTGTAAAGTTGTTGAACCAGAACGCCCAGTTGCACAAATTAATATTATTTTATCCATATATTTTATTATAAAAGTAATAAAATATATTTTCACACGTAACGAGTATTATAATGGTGGACCATAAAAACCAGAATAAAGTGGTTTATTGGTTTTTTTATTTACATGTTGTTTTTCATTTGTTTTACTTTTTACATCACAAACGACATTAGATGGTTTAATATGTATTTCCTCAAGAGAATTATCTAAACTAAATGTATAAATATTTATTATTTTTGTATTATTTAAATATGTATTAGTATTTAAATTTCCCATATATATAAAAATATTAATATATATTTGAATACTCATATTCAATTATTTTCTTTATATTTTTAAAACAACTAAATACTACTAAACAAGAACATAGTTGAATTCTGACGTTATTATCTTTTACATCTGGTCTTATGCCAACACTTACATTGTCGTTGCTTAATATGTCGGTTCCTTTGTTTTCTTTAGTATCTTTATTTTCTTTAGTATCTTTATTTTCTTTAGTATCTTGTTTTTCTGTTTCTTTTAGCATAATTTCTTCATTGTTAAAATTATTTATGTTAATTACTGAATCATTGTTTTTGTTTACTCCATTTATTTCATTATTCATTTACTATAAATAAATATTTAATAAATGAGGTACAAATAAAAATATAAGTTTTTATATTATTTTAAAACCAACCTTTAAAATAAAGTTCTTTATCTGATTCTGTTGCCATAACTGGATGAGCAATAGGTATTGGTAAAGTACTAACATCATCTATATATTTTAAATAACCTTGTGCCTCACCATAAACTTGTTTAATACAATAGTCTAATACAATTTTGTTTAATTCTGCTATTTGTTTAGAAATATTATTAGGTTGATTAGAAGAATTTTGCAAAAATACACTTCTCATAATAATTTTTAATGAATCGCAATCTTGTTCTCCTATTATATATTGTCTATTAGATAAATTATATACACCAACACGTATTCCGTTTTGTAAAATTTGAATATTTTCTTTAGAAAAAAATAATTGTGACAAAATTGTTTCATTCCATAATCCTTCTGTTGCATTTCTAAAAGTAGAACATTGATTAGCTGGTATTTTGTCATACATTGTAAATAATGTAGAAGTATTTGGTGTTTTTATATCTACACGTCCATTATTAAATCTATGTGTCATTTATATTACTTCAATAGAAAAAAATATATATTTATCTTATATATGCAAACATTTCAAAAAATTGTATTATTTAGTGCTATAATTATTTTAATACTTGCTTTAGTATTTATAGGAATTGCTTTGATGTATAACAAATCATCACAATGGCCTCCAATACAATCCAGTTGTCCAGATTACTGGTTAATGGATGGTTCTGGAAATAATGCTACATGCACTAATATTAAAGATCTAGGTGTATGTCAAGTTGATTCGGGCAATACATCGCAAACAGATAGTAAACATCTAATCATGAATTTTAATAATGGCGTTTTTTCTGGTAGCAATGGAACATGTGCAAAATATAAATGGGCAAATAATTGTCAAGTGACATGGGATGGAATAACTTATGGTGTAAATAATCCGTGTCAATAATTTATATTATCTTTATAAATTATATAATATTACATTATATATTGTGTTTTCGTTAAAAATCAACATAAAAATAAAATAATTAATCATATAAGATATATTTATGGAAAATTTGAATATGAATAAAATATTAAATAGAGAGAAACAAGCAGAATTATTAAAAAATTCACTACATTTATTTAATTATGACAAATTAAATATTAGTTTAAAAAAAGGTATATATGTATATGGAGATTCTGGATCTGGTAAAACAACATTTGTTTTAAATATTTTAAAAGAATTAAATTATGATGTAATTAAATATGATGCCGGAGATATAAGAAATACTTCTGTAATCGAAAAAATAACAACAAGCAACATGTCAGATAAAAATATAATGAGTATTTTTGATAAAAAAATGTTTAACACAAAAATAAAAAAAATAGTTATCGTTATGGATGAAATAGATGGTATGAATAGCGGAGACAAAGGTGGAATCAACACTCTAATTAAATTAATACGACCAAAAAAAACAAAAAAACAAAGATTAGAAGACATTTCTATTAATCCAATTATATGTATTGGAAATTGTTATCTAGACAAAAAAAATAAAGAACTAATGAAAGTATGTAATACAATTGAACTAAATAACCCTACCAATAATCAAATGTCAGAAATAATTGATACAATATTACCTAATTTAGATATTAGCACAAAGCAATTAATAATAAATTATACTCAAGGAGACTTAAAAAAATTAAATAATATATACAATATTTGCAAAAATTACTCTTACACGCTAAATGATAATATACTTAAATATATATTTCAAATAAAATCATATAATATAGATACAAAAAAAATAACTAAAAAACTTTTTACAGATTATTATAACATATCTAAACATAATAGCATAATTAATGAAACTGATAGAACAAGTATTGGGCTATTATGGCATGAAAATATTATTGACAATTTTGAAAACATGAATAAACAATCTACAATCCCATTTTATATAAATCAGCTCGACAATATTTGTTTTTCTGACTATATTGATAGAATAACTTTTCAAAAACAAATATGGCAATTTAATGAAATGAGCTCATTAATTAAAACATTTAAAAACAATAAACTGTATCATAATTATTTACAAAATAATTCACAGAATAAAAAAATAAATATAACAGATATTAGATTTACAAAAGTATTAACTAAATATTCAACTGAATACAACAATTCTTTATTTATCCAAAAAATGTGTCAAAAACTAGGAATGGATAAAAAGGATATGTTAGGATTTTTTTATGAATTAAAATATAAATATAATGATGAAAACGAAATAATAGATTTTCTTAATAATTGTGAAATAAATAAATTAGATGTAAATAGAGTATACAGATACATAGATAAATATTTAAAAGAAAATGCAGCTGGTTTGCAATATAAAGAAGTTGAAGTAGATGAAAATGATGAAATAGATGAAGAAGAAATGTGTGATTTTGTATGTTAACTTGTTACTGTTAAAAATAATTAATTAATAATTATTGTGATAATTATTAATTAATAATATTAATTTCAAAGTATTTTATTTATATATTTTCTAAAAAATCATCCATTAATTTATTCATAGAAATATCAGCTGGTGTTATATCATTAGATGTGTCTATTATTTTTAATTTTGCATATAGAGATATATTTGGATCTTGCAATATATTTAATAAATACTTTTTTTTTAAATTGTACTGAATTATTGATTTAGTAGTCAAATTTAAATCTGATTGATTAGAATATCTATTATCAAATCCAACATAGTCTATATTGGTATTATTATTATTATTATTATTATTTTTTTTTAAATTCACGTTGTTTATATTATTTGATGGATTATTATAAGTATTTAAATTTACATTATTAAATATTTGTTTTTTGATAAAAAATAAATAACTAGTTAATAAAATAAATAATATCATTTAATAATATATATTTATTGCTTTAATTCATTTATATAATTAATCTTTTTTTCATTCCATTGTTCAATACGGCTTGCATCTGGTTTAATATGTAAATGTGAATAAAACTCTTCTGGCGAAGAATAATAAAATGTATTAGACCCATTTTTACATTTGCATTCACCGGTGGATAATGCCACTTTAAAGAAAAAGTTTTCATCATTCGTCCCTACTTTGTAACAATAATATTTACCAGTAACTGCGTCGCGAATATTACTGTTTGCATCTCCGCTTGAATACATTTCAATTTTGGTTAATTTCATTTTTCCATTACCTTTAGGAACAACTCTAAAAATTTTACAATAACCCCGATCTATTGATTTTATGTCATCAATGACCTTTGCACGGATGTCATCATAATCATTTTCAGTAGTTGGATGATATTGATCTTCATAGAACATTTTTATAAATAATTTATAATGTATTAATGTATATTACCTTTAAATCATTTATTATTATTTATTAAATACAATATTATGGTGTTTAATATTATATTTAATAATATGTTAAATATTATATTTAATAATATGTTAAATATTATATTTAATTATTATTATGGGCCACGCGCATCATTTGTCATATTACTTTGTGTAGTTTTATCTTTAATTTTATCCTTTATCAATTGATTAATTTTATTTTCTAAATATAATACTTTTTCTTTTAATAAAGTATTTTCATGAATTAATTTATTATTTTCAATAGTTAATTCATTTACTTTATTTAAATTTACTTTTTTCATTATATTTGTATAATCTAACTGTTTTTTTTCTTGTTCTAATATATTTTTAGTTCTTTCTTGAGTAATTGCTTGCATTTGTTTTATAACATCTGGTTTATATTCTGGTCTTCCATACGTATATGATTCTAACAAATCATCAATGTCGTTCATAAAAAAATTTAAAATAGATTTATCTAATATTAATTCTTCTGGTTCTATGCTTACTTCTTTTACGTATGGATTTGGTAATTGTTTTAGTAATTCTTTTTTATCAAAAGAGTTATGATTATGAGAAAATACAACTATTGATTTTATTGGATCTAACTGAACAAATGGAATTGTATAATCTTTTAAAAAATATTTTTCTTCTGCTATGGATGCACTCTCTTTAAATTTTGTTATATTTAGTAATTTTTTTCTAAATGCAAATGTTGCCGCAGTTGCATGATTAGGTCCGTAAGGACCAAAAGTATACATTTTATGAATATGTTTAAAATACATATACATAGTGCTCGAACCGGCACATAATGCTTTAGGATTAGCATTCAATATTTCTACACAATGACTTATTCTCTCTGGTGGATAATAATCATCATCATCCATATAAACAATTATGTCTCCTTTACATTCACCATTTGCAATATTTCTTTTTTTTCCTAAAGTCAATTTTTCTTCATATTTTAGATATTTAATTTGTGGAATATGTTTTATTAAATCTTCTATTTTATCAGTTCCATCATCTACTATGATCCATTCTATTTTATCTTTTGGATATGTTTGATGTTCAAAACATTTTATCATCATTGGAATAAATGGGCGTCTATTAAATGTTGGGGTACATACACTGACAAAAGGTAACTTATTTTTGTTTATCATTTAATAATA